GATTGCATGTCCCCGGTCAGGGTTTGCGCGGACACGCCCGCTTTCGCGTGAGCGGATATGAGCGCGATCGCCGACGACGCCATGTTGTCCAGCGCGGTCGTGTTATCGCGGCCCTGCTGCGTGTTCTGGTCGAGGGTGGCACCGTTCTTCGCAAGAGCGGCCGACGCATCCGCGATCGACTGATTCCATGCAATGTTCGCTTGCGCCTCCGCAAGGTTCGTGTTCCCCAACCCTGCGAGAGCCTGGGCGAACTTGCCCGTCGCGGTCGTTGCTGCGTTCTGCGCAGCCGTCAACCGGTCCGTGAGGGTCGCATCAGCTGCCGTCGCACCCGCAGCCGCATCCTGCGCCGCCTTGATCGCCTTGTACGCGTCGACGCCTTCCCTCACCGCGCCCGTGTTGTTGGTGACAGCGTCTTTCACCCACTGCTGCGCAACACCCAGCTCGGTGGTCGACAGGCCCGTCTTCTTGAGTTGGTCCGCCTGCGCCTTCGACCCGTTCGTCTGCGCCGCCGTGGCCGCGTTCACCTGATCCAGCGCATCCTTGTTGCCCAGGATTGCCAAAGTCAGCGTCTGCGTCGAAATACCCAACTTGTGGGCGTTCTCGATCGCACCGGAGTCGTGGAGGTTCTTCGCGATCGCGGCGACGGTGTTCTCTTTGATCGCACCAGAGTCGGCGACGATCGCGGACGTGTAGTCCTGCGTGGCCAACGCGGCAGCCTGGGAGAACGCCTTCTGCGCTTCCAGGACCACGTTGAACCCGACGACCGCGATCGTGGCTGCTGCGACACCCGCCGCGAGCAAACCGACCGGGCCGAGCGCCTCAACGGTGTACATGCCCATCAGTGCGAGCGACTCGTACGCAGACTTCACAACCGGGGCGATGTTCTTCCACAGGGCGAACCCACCCCACACTGCGGCGGCGACGGCGGCGAGCGGCGACAATGCGCCCACCAGTGGTGCAAGCAACGACAGTAGCCCACCCACAAGGTTGATGACCCACAGCATGATCGACCCGAGCGGCGCGAACGCGGCGATCACATCAACGGCACCCTTGAGAAGCGACCCGAGGGCAGCGTTCACCTGGGGGAGCGCCGCGGATGCGTCCGCCGCGAACTTCGCAAGGCCGCCGCCCTGGGTCCACTTCGCGAACGAGGCCGCCAACTGTTCCACATAGAAACCGGCCTGCAGCAGCAGAGGGTTCACCACATGGAACGCGGTAACGATGCCCTGCACGAGGAACGACGCCACCGTGCCCAACTCGCCCGAAAACAGGCGGATCTCCTGATTCAGGGCAGGCATCTGCGACTGGATGGCACCGAGGACCTGGTTGAACCCTGTGAGCACACCATCGGCGGCGGTCGCTTCGAGCTGGTGGAGGTCCTCGGTGATCTGCTGGACACCGATCGCGTACTGGTTGCCGGTGTCGGTGCCGGCGACCATCGCTTGCTTGATGCCACCCACGGCGAGGGCGCCACTGGCACCCATGCCCAAGAGTGCACCGGTGGTCGCGAAGATCGCCCCCGCGAGTTGGCCGGCGAGGGGGATGGTGACCGCGATCACGGCAGCGACCATGCCCATGTAGCCGAGGTTCGCCCGGTTGCCTGCGGCGGCGTTGCCCGCAGCGTTCGCCTGCGAGCTCGTCGCCTGTGCAGCAGCTTCCTCCGCCGCAGCCTGCGCCGCAGCAGCCTCCGCAGCCTTGCGCTGCGCCTCCGCGAGGGCATCCTCCGCCGCGGCAGCCTTCGCAGCGGCCGCCTCAGAGCGCTGAATGGCCGCCTGCAAAGACAGCTCCGCTGCGGCAAGTTGCGCATCAGAGAGGCGCCCCTTATCGCGCTGCTCGTTGAGGCGCATCTCCGCGACGATGGCGCGCTGCGTCGCCATCTCCGATGCCCGCTCAGCAGCCGCAAGACGTGCCTCAGCAGCCGCGACAGCGTCAACCTTCGCCGCCGCATCCGACGCCATACCCGACCCAGTCGATGAGGACTCCGACACGTTCCGGCTGACCGTGGTGGTGGTGACAGTGCCGCCGGTGCCCGCTTCGAGTGCCTTGACCTCTTCGAGTTTCGCGATCGCCTCAGCAGTGTCCGCGTTCACCCGGATGGTCGGGTCGATACGGCCGAGCTCGCGGGCCTTCCGCTCAGCCTCATCAAGCTTCGCGTCCCAGTCGGACGTGTTCAGTCGCAGATACGCGACAATGCTGCCCTCGGTGGTAGGGGTGTCTGGCACGGTGGCTCCCGTCACATGTCGAAGGGTGTTTCCTCAGCGGGAGGCTCCGGGGGTGGTGCGAAACGGCGTGAGAGGGCGTTATCGGTCGCCATCAGGTACCGGAGGCGGGTGAAGAACCACCGCCACGACTTCACCCGGATGACGTCCTCAAGGTCGATGTGCAGTTCCGCCTGGAACGCCCCCTCGACCAGGGCCCACTCGCCGAACACTTGCGACGGGGTCCACTCGAAGTAGGTGCCGCCCGCAGCGGTCAGTTCTTCCGGGACGTCTTCGTACCACTCCCAGTCGCCCGTCGCCGCGTCGTAGATGCCTCGGCCGGTGGGGTCGTCGGGGCCTGTGCGTTCTGCCACGCCTCCACCGCTTTTGGGTCGCCACCGGTCTCCCACATCACCTCAGCAGCACCACGGGTGCCCTGCGTGTCTGCGAGAGAAGTCATCGCCGCGCGGACGATGTACACGGCGGGGACGTTGTCGGCGACCATCTGCTCATACGCGTCACCGAGCATGAGTTTCTGGAAGTCAACATCCGACATGGGGGCCTCTGCCGGGTTCGCGAGGTGCTCAGCAAGTTTGATGCCGTCGAGGGCGCCCAACGCTGCGATGCGGTAGTTCTTGCCGCGGATGGGGAGGGTGAGCGGTTCGATGAGCTGCTCAAGGTCTTTGAATGCCACTGGGGGTCTCCTGATGCTGGGTTCACTGGGTGGTCTGGGTGAGGGTGGGGCGACGACCGGACCCAGTACCGGCCGTCGCCCCAGTTGTTACGCCGCGCGCGTGTAGCTGAACGCGGTCGACGTGCCGGCCGCGTTGGCGACGGTGATGTTCGCCGCACCCGCCGTACCAGACGGCAGGATCGCCTCGATGGTGCTGTCGGAGATGACATCGATCGAGGTTGCGGCGGTCGCGCCGAACTTGACCTGCGCAGCGGTGGTGCCGGTGAAGTACGCACCCGTGATGCGCACCATCTGGCCGGCGCCCTGGCCGGACGGGGTCGCCGCGGTGATCACGGGCGCCGGGTTGCCAGCGGCGGCCGGGTTCGGGCTGAGGGAGGTGACGGTGCCGTCACCGCGGAAGCTGATCGTGACTTCCTCAATGTCGGGGGCGGCGGTCTTCGACGCCGTCCAGTCGACGATCGCCCGCATCTGCCACGCCTCCGGGCCGCTGTTGCGGTCGTACCAGCGCACATACAGGCGCACTGCGTCCGCGAACTGGTACTGGCCGGCGACGCGGGCGAGTTCCTGACCGGGCGACGCGGTACCACTGTTGATGATGTGCCGGATCTTCGCGGTGAGGGTGGCCGCGGTGACGGTCTTCTCGACCGTCTCGAACCCGTCCGTGTCGAAGTCCGTGGTGGACTGGATCGTCGGGTTTTCTTTCGGCGCGAGGTCCTGGATACCGAGCAACGGCAGCCAGGTCACACCGTCCGTGGAAACGTCGACCTTGAACCGACGTGCGAGCTGTGAGCTCATGGGTGCCTCCTAAGGCGGGTATGCGAAAGCCCCCACCGGGTTGGTAGGGGCTAGGGGAATGCGGGACCCTGGGTTAGTCCCACGCACCGCCCTCGGGGCGGAGGCTTGTGGGTGCTTCATCGACGTCGACGAGGAACTTCGTGGACCACTGGTCACGTTCGGACTCGTCCACGTCCAAGTCGACGGCGCCGGCGAATCGGACCTGGATCACATGGGTGGGACCGAACCACACATCCGTTAGACCGAGGAGCGTGTCTTTCACCGCACCAGCAAGCACGGCCGCGTCACGGGCATTGTTCGGCAGCCCACGGGTGAGGGCTTGGACCATGACGGTCGCGAGCGGGGAGATCATGTCCGCGATGACCGGCACGGGACGCAACGACACCGCACGGTCTGGGCTGACCGGCAGTTTCCGGCGCACGATGGCCGTGTCCGCGCTCTGGTAGACGCTGGTGGTGTCCGTTTCGGGAATGTACCGACCGACACCAGCTGTTTGCAGCAGGGTCGCGAATCCGTCGAAGAGGTCCTCGGTGGTCGCCATCAGAGCCCCAATCGTTGACGCACTATCGCGATCGTTGTTTCCGCGTCGGTGAGCATCGGGCGGATGAGGTAGAACGATTCCCCGTGCGTGTGGCTGAGCGAATCGTTCGCGTTCACTTTGATCACCAGGGCGGTGCGTTGCGGCACAATGTTGTCGCTGTCGGGGTCGTTGATCATCGTCACCCGCGACTTCTCCACAAACAGGGCGACGTTGTCGATCGACGTGAACAGGGTCGTCTCCGAGATGACCTGCTCACCGTTGCTGTTGCGCACCAGTTTGCGGGAATCATCGGCGAAACACTGCACGGTCACCGGGGCCGCGTACACGGCACCGTTGGACCCTTCCCCCTGGTAGGTGGCCACAGAAGCGGTGTGGACGAAAAACTCATCCAACTCGTTCTTGCTCATCCGGCAATCCAGGGGGAGTTCTTCGCCAACTGGGCTTGCTTGAGGATCTGCAACGCATCCGGCACCAAACCCTCAGCAGCTTGTTTCTTCGCCGCAGCAGCCGCTTTCGCATCATCGGCCGCGTACACGATCCGCGCCGACCCGATGCTCTTCGACTCCTTCACCGACATTTCCACCGCACCACCAGCGAGCGGGTTCACATTCAGCTCGATCAGCGCGGCAGCTTGGCAGCAGGTGGCGTCGTTGAACGCCTGCAACTGGTTGGTGTCGGTGGGTAAACCGTTGCTGTCGACGGCGTAGAAGTCGAACCGTGTAGCCTCCCGCACCTGATTCGACGCCTTCCGCAGGTACGGGGCAAGGTTCGACGGCGCAGCAGTGCCGGTCCACGCGGCATAATCGGTGGCTGTGGCGTAGACCGGCATCCGCTAACCCTTCCGCTTGGCTGCGTTCGCGGCAGCGTCCTCTTCGTAT